GTCTTCAATCCGCACGATCGATCGAATGAAGACCGCTGAATATCTGCGCTCGGGATTCGTGCAAATTGATGTTGCCCACCACTCGTCGATTTCTTGGTTCCCATGATGCTATTGCCTTTCTAGAGGATGAGGTTCGGGCAAAGCCCGAACACTAGGAACGTTCACTGCGCTCTCGTTACCTTTGATGTAGTTAATTGCCAGCCCGAGTGAAACGGGACTGGCCAGCATCCGAACATCCGCGCTCTGATCGTCGAATTCTCCGATCTCGAACAGCGTGTAGTCCGATGCATGATTGTGGAAGGCATGGCCTTCCTCGTTGGCGGCCGCTTCGAAGTTCCGAATCGCCACGCCTGAAGTTGGACAGAAGAAGGGAGTTATGAACGCTTCCGCTTTTGAATCGTGGACTGTGAAGATCTTGAGGATCATTATTTTGTTTTCCTTTTTTGTTGGTAGCTCTATTTATATTTATTTGAGATATGTGAAAGGTTTATGTAGTGATTGAAGGAGGTATTGCCTCCAGTAGTTTGATTAGTAGTTTCAGTCCTTCGATAATTAGTTCCCTAGTTGTTTCCAACATTAGATTGTGTCCCTTCTAAGTGTTCTTGTCTTTGCCATTTGGCATATTTCCCGAACCGCGAGACGGTCGGGTGTATTGTTGTTTCGATGCCGCCTGCCCTTGGCTACTCGCTTCGCTTTGAGAGCAGCCAGGGCCGCCGGATCTTCCAGCTCGAATTGGTAGTCGTAGTAAGCTGGAGGTCGGGCTTTTTGCCCTTTGTTGGTAATGACGAAGTCGTCTGGATAGACGTCTCCTTTGAACTTGTCATACCATGCTTTGCCGATGCCAGGGCGTCGGCTCATAGTTGTGTATTCCGGCTTCAGCCGGATGACTTCGCCCGTCGCGAAGTCGATTGCTTCCGTTCCGTAATGTTCCAGGGCTCTCTCGCCTGTCATTTTTTTCATGATATAGCGGGCCACGTAGGCCGCGCTTTGAAACGTCAGTTCCCCAATCACGCAATTTTCTCCCTTCCCCCACAGCTCAACGAGCTGCTTGGAGATCCAGGTCTGATTACCACGGATCTCTCGGAAGGGGCGGCGATCGCCGCTGAAGTCCTGGCCGAACACGGCCGCGTGATAGTGAGGGCGCCCCGTTAGGTCGCCATATTCTCCGCAATGATAGAACCGGAACGGTCCCAATTTCCTGCGGAGTCGCTTCGCGAAGTTTTGCCAATCCACCAGGTCGAGACTCCCAGCTGGAGGCATATGCTCATCATCGTACGTCAACGTGATGAAGCAATTTTCTTCGTGCATCTGGGCCTCATGCATACAACGCACGGCCCATTGCCGAGAGCGCTCGAGTCGGCAGCCACAGCACTGGCCGCACGACACTGTTACGCGCACATCGGAATACCCGGCGGACCGGTCAAACGTGACCGACCCGCCAGGTGTCCGATAGCCGCACAGAGGCTGATAGCACGCCATCGGCGCGCTCCTACAGCCTCCAACCGCCACGCATGGGCCGCGATCTCGTGTTCTTCGATTTCGTGCCCGACGTGCGGCGGAAGAGCCTCTTGCTCTTGCTCTTCTTCATTCGCTTTCTGTACGCCATTTTCCCTCCGGGGGTTTTGGGTGGATCCTGACACTGTGTCAGTCCCACCAGTTAACATCAAGTGAGTTAACTGTGTTGGGGCTATTCGCCCCCGCTTATGGACCCGTCAGGGACCACCGCAGCTGCCGGTGACGGAGGCTCCGCGGCGATCGCCGCCTCCGCCAGAGGCTCCTCTGCGGGCTTGTTCAACAGCCCCAACGAGATCGCCTCCTCGAGATTCTCCGGATCCGCCATGAACCGGAGCAGCGTCGCTGGGGAATTCCCCATGCGATCGCGTATCCGCGCCGAAAGCGAATCGAAATCCGCCTTCGCGTCGATGACACTTTGCTGCGCTGTCATGAAGTCATCGCCCGACGTGAAATCGCCGTACGTCGGCTCTCTCGTATTCAGGTGCGTCATCTCACCTGTACGGCGCCATTTCTTCATGATGTTATTCACATCCGATTCATCCTTGAACGCTTGTTTCGTCCTCGAAGGCGAATCACTGAAGTCGATTTGTACTCGCATCGCTATTTTCCTTTCAGTTGAGCGGCACCGATACCGGAGCCACCAAAGGGATTCAATGTATCCTTCGCCCGCTGGATCCAGCGCAAGGCCTTCCCGGCCGCGCTGCTATCTATATCTGCGCCTACCTGTGCCGCAGGCACCTGCAGCCCCAGTAGTTTGATCCGCGCCCTTGACTCCTTTGCGGCCGAATACGCCAGCGCCTCATCGGCGCCGGCCTTCATTTCCTGCCCATGCATCAGCCGCCGCGCTTGCGCGGCCGATTTCAATTTCGAGATCAGCTCCGCGCCGGCCATGCCGGCGCTAGCTACTCCCTCCAAGCCACTTACTTGACTTGAGGCCATCGCACCACCTGGTGTCGAAGCGGCTCCTCCATGACCACCTGGCCCATAGGCCAAGATGGGATTGAGCCCGCCTGCTCGCATGTCCGCCATTGACCGTTGATACGCCGTGCTCGATAGACGCTCCACGAAGTCACGAGACTTCTGCGCCTCGACTCTGTTGAATTTCCTCAGCTGCGACGCGCCGATGAATCCGGCGAATGCTGAGATGTTTGCGGCCGATACTGCTCCCGCGGCTCCGCCCGCGGCTGCGCCCGCCATTAGAAGTGATCGATCATGCCAGGCACGCCGTAAACCGGCAGCGGCCTCGCACACTTGTACGAGAAGAATGCATCGAACAGCATGTGCGGTTCCGACGGAACCGCGATCACTCGATCCACGGGGGGATTCTCCTCGATGAAGGTTGCCGCCAAAGTCGGCAACGTTGCGAAATCCTGAGCCAGATGCCACGTATCCAGCGGCGTCGAGAAATTGCTCCGCATTTGCGCTGTGATCTTCGAGGGCTTATAGCGGTACTCTGCGAACCGCTCCTGATACCCGAAGACCATGTCATCATTGGCCGAGTTGTCAGCAAAGATCTCCTTATTGAGCACCGCCTGCTCCCCAAGGTGAGCAAGCGCAGGCCAGAAGAAGTCCCATCGTGTACGCCTGGAGAACATCCGTTCCAATCCTTGCTGGTAGTTGAGGTCAGCTCTAACCGAGACCAGTCCGATAATGACGCCATGCTCAACGAAGCTCTTCGTGAATCCCTGATTACTCGAAGACGCGATCCCATAGGCCGCCAAGCTCCCTTGTTTCTCCGTAGCTGTTGAACTCGTATTCGCCACCGTGCTCATCTGAATCACGGTCGAACCACCGCCCAGAAACTCTGGGCGCTGGAGGCGCTGATCCGGTGAGGTCACACCAAAGTGTGACCGTACAATTTCCGTGTACCGCGTCCCGCCTCGCGCGTCGCGCTCGTACAGCCGTTGAATCTGAAACGCTTCCCTGATTGCGTTGATTGTTGACGCCGTTGCCGCCGTCAGATCCACGACACCTGTTCCCGTGGCCAAGCCCACGTTCGCCACCAGCGCCACTTCCGTTCCCCACGTCACGTCATGCGGACCCCCCGTCCCCGAGCTCGCGCTCATCTGGACGCCTGGTGAACTCGTCAGTACCTCCAGGTTTTCGTCCGTCAACGTGTCGTAGTCGAACAATGGCTTGTTCGTCGCCTCGTCCCGAGTCACCTGCTTGTACTGGAACGGTCCGTCCAGGGTGACCACCGATGGAGCCGACGTTCCCAGAGGCAACTCCACTGACGGGCCCTTCTGGGGCCACGGCAAGCAGCTAGTAAAGTAGTCATGTCGCTTGCCGCGACGTAGTAGCGCGTAATCCGTGCTCGTATCCGGACCGTCGCCCTTATCCACAACGACCGAATCTTGAAGGTTTTCGTCCCGAAACCATTCGTTGTAGATCAAGTTATACGCTCGATGCCACATGCTCGAATGCTTCAGGTCCGCGATGTCCGTCGGAATACCGAAGTAATCGGACAGCGACCCGTTCAAGTGTCCCACTGACGCCGGCGCCGCCATTTCCGGAACCAGGAAGTCCGTTGAATCTCCTGGATCCGTCTGCTCCCCGTTGAACTTCTGCCAATTGTCCCAGATGAGTCGCATCGGAACGAAGAAGAAGTGAGTCTCCATGTACATATTGTCCATCACGGGATGAATGGGAGTGGCCAGCCGCGCGAAGGTAGTGAGGCGCATGGACATCGTGTCACCTGGTAGCGCCTCGTCCAGAAAGATCGGCACCAGAAATCCCGCATCGAACGTTGTCTTCAATCCGCACGATCGATCGAATGAAGACCGCTGAATATCTGCGCTCGGGATTCGTGCAAATTGATGTTGCCCACCACTCGTCGATTTCTTGGTTCCCATGATGCTATTGCCTTTCTAGAGGATGAGGTTCGGGCAAAGC